TCGTCGTAGCGACGCTCGAGCACGGCAATACGGCCGGACTCGCTGAACTCGAACGACACATGGCCGTTCTTTTTCTTTTCCTTGTAATTTTCGATATGCATCGTTCTGTTCTCCTATTTAGTCAGTAGTTTGCTGGGCTGAGTCCCAACGTCGGGTTTTCGCCCATCGCGGATGATGGGCGGTTTCGGGCCGTTCGAAGTATTCCTCGACAAAGTCGGTCCCGAGGTGCTCGTTGACGGCCTTTAGGAGCCGTTCGAGGTGGATGCGGAGCACGCGGCCCGAGGGCGTGTGCTTCGAGTAATAGATCCATTCGTTCGTGTCGCCGTCGTGCGGGCTGAGCAGGGTCGAATTACCCGCGGCGTCCATTACGCGGAGCTCGCCCGAGGCGGAGTATAGGCTGACGCCATTCGTCAGGGTGCCGACCGGAGCAGTGCCATTGAACAGCACGAGCTGGTTGGTGCCCTCGGTGGTGCCGCGGCTGGCCGAGCCGCCGATCTTAAAGTTGCCCGCCGGCGTCATGCGGGCCTTTTCGGCGAAGCCCGTGCCATCGATCGCACTTGCGGTCGCAAAACGCCAGTTGTACGAGCTGTGCCACATCAGCGTGCCGCCGTCGGTCGCGTCCATCCCGTAGATCGCGAAGGGCGTGCCGGACTGGACCTCCCAGCCCGTAAAGCCGACCGAACCGCTCACGCGGACCCGCTGCGTACCGGCCGTGTATGTAAAGTTGCTCGATGACGCGAGATTTGACGACGCGTCCTGATAGAGCACGCGGTTTGCTCCTCCCGAGGCGACAGGCCGGCCGATGGTCAGCGGATTTGACCAGGCGGGGTTGTTCGACGTGCCCCTGTTCATCAGGGCCATGCCCGTCGAACCGGACTTTGCGAGGGCCGAAAGGGTGTTCGAGGCCGAGGCGTAGAGCATATCGCCCTGCGAATAGCTCGCTAGACCCGTGCCGCCGTTGGTCTCGTCGAGCGTACCGGTGACGGCGTTGGACGAGGCGAGGTTTAGGGCTCCGAACGCAAGGGCTGTTCCGGAGCGTCGCAGCACCTGATGGTCTGAGCTCGCGGCGATCGAGGCGACGTCCGCGGTGCTGTTGCCTGTGACGCCCAGCACCGACAGTGCCGAGCCTTGGGCGAGTCTTGCAAAGGGCAGGTCGCCGGTTCCGTCGGTCGAGAAATCGAATGTTCGCCAGCCGAAAGTGGTCGTGCTGGTGCCGTTGCCGATGGAATAGAGGAACTGCCCGGTCGTCGTAATATTGGACGGAAAGGCGACGTGCCAGTCGGTCGAACCGCGGATGATCATGTCGTAGCGGGTCGTGGCCGGCGACAATGCGGCGAAGGCGTCCGCCGCGATCTGCTGGCCAGTCCCACCGTGAGTGATCGGGATGACGTCGCCGTTCCACGCCCCGGCCGTTACGGTGCCGAGCGTGACGTTCTTGCCGTCGAAATCGATCGTCGCGGTGCCGTCGTTATACGAGATGGGCGAATCGACCAGCGTGTCCTCGGCGATGCCGTCCCACATTGTGATGTAGAACGGTGTGCCGGTTCCCATGACAGTGCCCGAACCAGCAGAGGTCCAGGTCGGTAAAGCCCCCGCTCCCTGCGAGGTCAGCACTTGTCCCGCCGTCCCGAGCGACGCAACGGACTGCTGGGCGTTCGTCGAGCTTGTGCCGCCGCAAATGACCGCATAGGCCGTGTGCGAGCTGCGTCCCGTACCGCCCTTTGCGACGGAGATCTCGGTGCCCGACCATGTGCCGGTCGTGATCGTGCCGAGCGTCGTGATATTCGTCGAGCCTGCCCATGTCGAGAGGGCCGTGTTCTCGACGTTGTTGATCGAGAGCATCGTGCGGGCCGTTGACGTGCTCAGCACCTCGACGTTGCCGGTGCCGGCGGTGTTGCGGCCGAGGAATGACGCCGTCGCCATCGTCGCGAGGTGGCTCAACGCGATCGAGTTGTCGGCGACGTCGAGCGACAGCGTCCCCTCGAGGTCGTCGTAGGTGAGATCGATCGTGCCCGATACGCTGTAGAGGAGGGCGGCTACGTTGTCAGCGACCGCCTCCGTGATGTCGTCGGGCTCGATGGCCCGAAATGTCGGCGTCGCAGCACTGCCGCTCGTCGGTCCCGCAAAGAATGTCTTGGCTGACTGGGCCCCGAAGCTCGGTGCCGCCGCGTCCTGCCAGGTCGGCAATGCTCCCGCACCGTTGCTTGTGAGGATCTGCCCGGCCGAGCCGACGCCCGAGACGCTCTGCTGCGGGTTTGTCGAGCTGGTCCCGCCGCAGATCACGGCGTATGCGGTGTGCGAGGTGCGTCCCGTACCGCCCTTTGCGACGGAGATCTCGGTGCCCGACCATGTGCCGGTCGTGATCGTGCCGAGCGTCGTGATATTCGTCGAGCCTGCCCATGTCGAGAGGGCCGTGTTCTCGACGTTGTTGATCGAGAGCATCGTGCGGGCCGTTGACGTGCTCAGCACCTCGACGTTGCCGGTGCCGGCGGTGTTGCGGCCGAGGAATGACGCCGTCGCCATCGTCGCGAGGTGGCTCAACGCGATCGAGTTGTCGGCGACGTCGAGCGACAGCGTTCCCTCGAGGTCGTCGTAGGTGAGATCGATGGTGCCCGATACGCTGTAGAGGAGGGCGGCTACGTTGTCAGCGACCGCCTCCGTGATGTCGTCGGGCTCAATGGCCCGAAATGTCGGTGCTGCGTCGGCACCGCTCGCCGGGCCCGCGAGGAATTTCTTCTGATTCTGTACCGCGAGCGTCACGCTGAGCGATGCCGCCGGGCCGCCTGACGGCGAACCTGAGACAGAGAACAGTGACGGCATCGACAGGGCGACGCTCGTGACATAGCTGCCCTCGGGGATGGTGGTCGAGATCTCGACGTCTGATGTGACGCCCTCGCGATGGCGAAGGTGCTTGACGGCCCCGTTGTAGACGGGGTTGCCGTACATCCTGAGGTTCGAGGCGAGCAGGGCGGTCTCGTAGTGAAAGGTCCGGCCGGTGACGCCGTCGACGGGCATCCTGCCAAAGTAAACGTCCTGCGAATCAGGATCATCAAGCCTTTGGAGCCAGATGTCCATCGCGTCGGGCGTGACCTGGGCGAGGTCCTCGACGATGAAGGCCCCGATGTTGTTCTCGGGCAATGCCTCTGCAGCGGCGATAGATGCCGCCACGACACGGCGGAACGTGCCCGGCAGCGTCGCGTGCGAGAATTCGATAACGTCGCCGGGGCTGACATCGTCAAGCTCCGCATCCTGCACCACGCCAAACTCGTCCGACTCGACAGTACCGAGCGAACCGCCGCCGACGAGGTCAATGTTAAATTCCTCTTCCTCGAGACGCACGCGGATGCCGTCCGCGTCGATCACGGCCACGCTGAACTGGTTGTAAAACGCAGATGGCATTACGGTGTTATCGGGTCCACGATCAGGTTGCCGGTCTCGTCGTCATAGGTCACGTTTATCGACGGCCGGGCCATGCTGCCCACTCCCGGCGGATAGCACACGCCGTTGCGGCAGACCCATCCCTCGCCATAGCGGCTGCAGTCGTCGTCGATCGAGCAGACGTCTGTCAGGGCCTCGCCCTCGCTCTCGGTCTCAAAGGCCTCGGCCTCCGTCTGGTTGTAGGCGATGGCCGTGATCATCACCTGGTCATTTTCAAGCGGCTTTGCCTCGCAAAAGATGAAGTACTCAAAAGGGTTGCCGTCAGGGTCCTCGGGCACCGTCATGCCGGTGACGTCGAGGCGGATGGGTGAATATTTCTCGAGGCCCAGTACCCACGGCCGCGGGACGACGAACTTCGCGATGCAGTTATTCTTGATGCCGCCGCCCGTCGCGGGGTCGTACTCGCCAAAATAGAGCAGCCACCGGGCACGCGTGACAGCCTCCTCGTTGCCCTTGATGCCGAGGCCCGTGAATTTCTTGATGACCTTGGTCAGTGCCTCGTCGCCGGCTATCTTTGACGCCCGACGCTGCGTGTCCTTGTCGTCGACGTAGATCGTGCGGGGAATGTCCATGTTGAGCCGCTCGTCATAGGTGAATTCGATCTCGTTCGGCAGCCGCTCGAGCGGTGTCGAGTCGAACAGCACCGGCTGGTCGCCCTGCCAGATGATATTGTCGTCGTCTCCGTGATCGCTAAAGACGCGGGCGGCCGTCAGCTCGCCCTCGGTGTAGGCCTTAAAGAACCTGATCGAGTATTTGCCGTCGTACTGGTACGGTATCGACAGGCGGCCGGACTTGCAGACGTTTGCTATGACGTCGACCGCGGGCTGCGGCGCGATCGCCGCGTCAAACATCGTCCGCTGTGCCGTAAAGCTCCGCACCTCGCCGTCCTCGTGCGTGAATGTGTGCGTGACCTCCTTGCGGGCTTCCTCGCTCGCCGCGACGGCCCTGTCGATGTGAAACCGCGACGGTTCGTAACGCAGGCCCGCCGTCTGGTTCGTGTACATCTCGATGAGGGCCCACACGCGGTCATTCGTAAAGCGGCGTGTGAATATGTACTCGCCGGGGTTCTCAGGGTCCTCCTCCCACACGGCGATCGTGTTGTCGCCGAGCACGTATATCTGCAGGGCGAGGCCCTGCATCGTGACGAGCATCGGGTTGAGCGGGCCCCAGCGGACGCGGGCCATCGCCACGCCCGAGAACCGGTTCGTGTTGTTAGGGTAATCGGGCTTGGTCTGGCCCCGCTCGCCCCGCCACTCGGTCATGTGCCAGTCCTCGATCCACTGCTCGTTGATGAAGCCGCTCAAACTCTGAATGTCCTGTACCGGGCCCTTGCCGAGCCGCCACAGCATGACGACCCATGCGTCATCCGGGTGATTCTGGTTGAACTCACGGCCCATCAGCACGAGATCGGCACCGCGAAACACCTTATAGCCGATGATCCACGTCGCCGGCTTGTTCCTGATCGTCGCGTTGCCCTTTGTACGGGCGATGCCGCCGGGCTCGTTGTAGTGCGGGGCGATGTTGAGGTCGACGCCGGCGAAATAACGGTCGTGGCCAAATCGTGCGATGCAGCCCGTCCTGCTCTGGTCGCAGTCGATGTACGGCTGGCTCGTCGAGGGGTTATTGTTGCCCTGGCTGCCGCCGAGGTGCTTGTCGTACGGACACAGGTTCGTTGCGATCTTGTCGAGGGTATTCAGACGGCCGCCAAAGGTCGCCGGACACTCCTGAGGCATCGTCGGGCCTGACGGCAGCGTCAGCTCGCGGGTGCGGTAGCCGTTCGTGACCATGCACCGCTGGACGAACTTGCCCTGCACCTGCGGCGGCAGCAGCTGGCCCCACCAGGCGTTGACGAGCAGGTCCTTTTGCGGGTAGTACTCAAAGATATCGACCTTTGCGGCACCGTGTTCCTTGAACAACGCCCACATCTCGCCGTCGGCGTCGTCGAGCACCGTCTCGATGCTCTCGGTCCGGATGTCGCCGTAGATCTCGTATCGGGGAAAATCGCCCAGGATGCGGGCCTCGATGTGCTCGCCGCCGATATGGTTGCGGACGTCACGATAGCCCGTCACACGGCTGTACGGCGTCGTCGAGATGTACCGCACCTCGGCACCGTTGCCCCAGTCGACCTTCATATACTGGGCACACCACAAGCTGCCCTGGCGAAGCAGGTCGATCGCGGCTTCCCATTTTGAGAGGTCAAATGCCATTACGATCGGAAAGAAACTAGATATCCCAGCGGGTCTCGAGGTGCTCGGCGAGCTCCCAGATGTCAGAGTGCGGCTGCAGCGTGTCGAAGAACACCATCGCCGCGAGGTCCATCTCGGCATAGCGGTCAGTGGCGGCACGGTCGCGGCCGATACGCATATTCGTCATGCCCAGCCCCTCGCTCATCCGGACCCGCACCAGCCCGAACTGCTCCATCGGTGCCTGTTGGTTCGACTGCTGGTACTCGACCGAGTTTTTCTCGTAAAAGAACGGGGCCGTCTCGGGGTCAAACGCGTGGTCGTAAAACGTGGTCTCGCCGCTGTCGCCCACCAGCATCGCCACATCGGCGTCAGCGGTGAGCACGCCGGCGAAGTTCGAAAATGCCGCCTCGCGCATCTTCATCACGAGCAATGCCTCGTAGATCACAGGGTCGAGCGAGGTCGAGAGATACGTCGTCGCGGTCGACGGCGACAGCTCGATGATCGGCAGGCCGTTCTGTTCGTTGGTCTGGTACTTTGAACCGAGCCCGATAAAATCGAGGTGGTGGCCGTTGCCCGACAGGTCCGGCCAGGCCGTGTCGTTCATCGGCGTGTTGTCCGCGAGGCCCTGCCCGTCAAACGATATCTCAGCGTCAAAATAACCCCACAGCCCCGCCATCCTCGCCGGGTCAAACACCGTCACGCCCGGCACGCGGACTTGCACCAGATCGATCTGTGTCGCGTACATGGCGGTGAGCTTTCGATGTAGCGTTTGCTCGCTTTCTGCGAACTCGACGAGGTAATACTGATTGTTCTCGATCGCGGTAATAACAAACGGCTCACCTGAGACCGTATGGCGACGGAAGAAATCGCGGATATAGGCCGCACGGCTCATGCTGACGCCGTCAAAAGTGATCACAGGCGTCGGAGTGCCGGAAAGCGAGTCGTGAGAAATATGGAATCGCCAGCGGCCGGTTCTTGGGCCATAGAGAACGCGGGAACGGTGACCTGCGACACCAAGCTCGTTTCGATAGGTCGCATGACTTATTACCGCATCACTCTCGCGCGAGCACGGGATTTGAAAGAATTCGTAGCCGCTTACGGTCTCTGGCATTATTGTTATTCGCCTCGCAGGATCTTGACGCCCCAGCCGAGATACAAGTCGTTCTCAGCGATGTAGAGAAAACGTATGTCATCACAACCCTCAGCACGCATGTCGTAAGCAAAGCGGCTCATCTTTTCAGCTGTAACCTGGGCGTTGCCGCACAAACGGACTCCCGCGGGCACAATGATGCCCAAACGGTGCCGCTGGCCGAAGAGCTGCGGAAGCAGCGTGAGTGTGAGAATAACTAACAGCGCGTATCTCATAGATTAAATCCTTGGTTTCTCATCAACCGCTCATTGCGTCGGGCATCATTCGATAACTCGCTGTCGTATGCGTCCGCCAGCTGCCTGCTCGCCCCGGCGGCACCTTTTGCGACGACGTGCTCCGGCGGCATCGACTCAAAGCTGTCGAGTACATCCGCGACGCGATCGAGCGTCCGCATCATTTCCAGCATCATCCGTGCATCGGTTGTCGAAGAATTCGGTGCCGCGGGTGCGATGGTGCCGTTGACCGAAGGCGTGAACGACGACGGAGCACGCGAGCTGACAGCGTAGCCGCCTTGGCCGGTCATCACCGAGCCGCCGCTCGCGACAAAGCCGCCCGACACCGAACGGAAGCTGTTGCCTTCCCAGTTTGGGTCGCCGTAGTTGAGCTTGTCGATCTGTTGGCTCGACTGACCTGAAGACTCCGCGTAGGCCCGGAGAATGTTTTGGCCTTCCTCGGAGCGAACGACCGCCTCAGCGTTGGCACCGACCTTGCCCTTGCCGAACATGCCCTCGCCCAGGCGTTTGAGTGTTTTGAGTACGTTCTTGTCCTTGACGTTGATGCCGTAGGTCGATAGGGCAGCTTCTTTCAGCCGTTTGATGGAATCGTCACCGCCCTTGAAAAGTCCGATCACGGCACCAACACCGGCACCGATCGCGCCGCCCCATGGCCCAAACATCGAGCCGATCTGTGCTCCCATGCCGGCCATCGACAGCACGTTTCCGGCGCGGCCGCCGATCGCTGACCCGGCCATCATTGCTAGACCGCCGATGCCGCCGAAGGTGCCGGCGTTAAAGCCGAATCCCTTCGCTCCAAACAGGCCGCCTTTGCCGAGGATGTTCTTCCACCCGCCCGAACGTCCTGCGGCTTGGCCGAGGCCGGTAAGCCCCGTCCCCGCGATCGCGTCCATTGCGAGAGGGCCGTTGCTCAGCCCTGCTTGATTGCTGGTTCCCCACGGATTGAACGGCGGCGTCATTCCGGGCAGGCCGGAGCCGCCGAACGTAGGATTGAAGCCAAATAAATTGCCGAAGCCGCCGCCGGCACCGGGGTTAAAATTAGGCGTACCGCCCGGGCCCATGCCGCGGCCGCCGAACATGCCGCCGAATATGTTCCCGAGAAAACCGCCGATACCGCTGCCTTGGCCGCCCGGAACGCCTGAGAAGTTGGGCGTAAACGCTTGAGCCAGCAGCATCGACATCTGACGCACGAAGTTCTGCTTCATGTCATCGAGTATCGATTTCCACAGCCCCTTAAAGCCGCCTTCCATGAAGGTGTGAATTTTGTCCTCGAAGAAGCTGGCTGTGTCCTCAAATAGCCGTTCCTGCTCTTCCCGGTATTGGCGAAGAGCGTCGAGGGCGTCCTCATCCGCCTTTTTCTTCTCTTCCTGGGCCTTTTTCCGTTCGATCTCGGCGTCTTTGAGCTTTGCGACCTGCCGGGCCGCGTTCTCAACCTCCGGACCATATTGCTTGTAGAGTCCGAGTGAGATCTCGCGTTCGACATTCTCGAGATGCGTGTGTTCTTTGAGTTCCCATAACGCATCGGCCATTTCGCGATAGATGCGGGCCAAGGCCTCGTCGGCAGACGTGTCACGTAGGGTAATGTCCTCGAGCGGCTTGATGCCTGTCTGCTCGATCGTACCGAGCGGGTCTCCCTTGCTGTCGCGCCTTTCATATCGCGACTGTCCCCCGAGCCCAGCCAGAGCACGAATCTTGGATAAGTAGGCCTTGCCCTTCGGACGCCCGGCAAAGAACGAATCTCCCGACTTGCCCTTGTCGAGCAATGCGACGAGTTTGTCGACCGTCCCCTCGCCCTGGTGATACGCCAGCGTCGCCAGTTCCCAATCGCCATAACGGTCGAACAGGAACGACATGTACTTGCCCCAGACGGTCAGCGCGAGTTCCGGATTGCGCTTCAATTCCTCGCCCGAGACCGGACGGCCTGCCATTCGCGACGCCGTGCCCGTGATCTGTTGAGTGAGCCCGTAAGCGGGCCCGACGCCGGGATTGTTGGGCGATTGTGCCGTCGTCTTAAAACTCGATTCTGAGAAGATCTGTGCGAACGCCAACGCCGTCGGGATGCCGTAATATTCCGCTGCCTGCTCGATCTGGGCTTTCAGTCCCGGCGACAATTTCGCCATCGCCTGTCCGAAGGCCCGCGCCGTGCGATCGCTGACAAAGCCTTCGCCGCCGAGAACACGGCCGCGGCTTCCGCCGCCGCCTCGTGTGCCGCCACCGCCCGTTGTCATCGAAACGACCGGTGCGGCAGGCGTCGTAGTTACAGCCGACTTGCCAAGTGCGAACACGTCGACAAGCTCATTCGGCTTGCTGGGTGACCAGTTATAGCCGGTACGCGGAAGCTGTGGTCCGGGCGTGGCGGTTGGGCTGCCCGGGATCGAGATACCGCCGAGAGCTCCACCAGCGAGACCGGTCGTACCGCCAAACAGCATTCGTACGTACCACGGCTGTTTTGCGAGCTCGTTCGGGAACTGAGCGAATCCGCGGGCAAAGCCTGTCAGCAGTCCCATCATCACCGCGTTGCTCAACGGATCGAAGATGCCGCTGCCAGGGCTGAATACTTGCTCGACGCGCTTGCTGATCAGAACGGCGAGTGACTTCATCGTCAACTCGGTTCCGGCCTCGATGCCCTTGCCCATGTATTGAGCGATAACGCGTCCGATGCCTTCGAGATCGCCGCCCTGTTTTCCGATCGCGTTGGCGAAATCGACGGCCAATCGGGATATACGATCGTACAGCGGCTTAAAGGCGGTCTCGGCGGTCTGCAGCAGAGCGTCCTTGATGTTCGACAGCGCACCCATGAACGTCTTCGACTGCTTTTCCATCGCATCGCCGAACTTCTCGCTGGACATCTTGTGCAGTGCGGCAAAGAGAATGTCCGCCGTGATCTCGCCATCCTCGCCCATTTTGAGGATCTCAGCAGATGTCTTGTTCAAATGCTGCGAAAGCATCTGGATCGCGGGGATTCCGGCGTTGGCGAGCTGAATGATCTCTTGACCAGCGAGCTTGCCCTTTGCCTGGATATCGCCGAGGGCCTTGATGGCATTCGGGAGCTCACTGATGCGTCCGGCAGCCGCCAGTGCATTGCCGACGTCCTTGAGCAAGGGAATGACCTTCTCGGCCGCTATGCCGACGCCCTGCATCTTCTGCGAGGCCTGTACAAGCTCCCCAAACTCGAACGGCGTGCTTTTGGCGAATTCCTGCAGGGCTTTCAGGTGCTGATTGGCCTGTTCAGCCGAGCCGATCATCGTCGTCATGCCGATGCGGGCCTGTTCGAGGTTTGAGGCGTATTCGAGCCACGCTCCTGCTCCGGACTGGATCGTAGAGATAGCCTTAGCGGCCGCCTGTGCGGTGATGTTCCCGAAGAACGAGCCTGCGAATACTCCGCCCGCCATGCTCGATTTTCTGTTGATCTGATCGAGGTCCTTGATCATCTGGTTCGCGAGATTTTTGGCCTCGCGTACCTTTCGTTTCTCCTCGTTCAGTTCTTCGCGGATGCGGCTCTTCGTCGCCTCGCCGATGACCTTTTGAGTCTGTTTAGCCGATTCCTGGGTTGATTTGTTTATCCGGCGGACCTCTTCGTCGACCTCGCGCAGCGTGCCCTTGACCTTGGTTGAGCCACCAGAGCCGGAGACGATATCGACTGTGATCTTTACTTGCCGGTCTGCCATTTACGTTCCTTTCGGCTTTATTCCCAATCCGCTCATCAGCATCGCGAGCCCGGTGCCGATCTGTTGGCGGATCGCCAATTCCTCATGTTCGATAAGCTGCTCGACTATCATTAGCGTCTGGTATTCCCAGATCGTGACCGCACTATCGGGCCGAGGGTAGCCCGCAATGCGTTCCATGCGTATCTGCAAAGCCTCTGTCGCGAGGCGCCGAAACCACTCGTGCCGCTTGCGTCCTGCCCGTAGCTTCGTCGGAAAGAGCGGGCATGAATGGCAGGCCTTGCGTTCGCGTTCTGCATGATTCCTCGCTCTCGTTCCGGCCCATCGGTCGCAGTCTGATTCGCCTGGACATGCCCCGGGGCCGTTCACGCCCGTTTGGTACATTCTCAGTACCGCAGCACGGGCGTATGGCTCTACAGACTTAACGACTTTCCCATGCGTCCAAGCTCCCGGAGCATGAATGTGCGGACCGTGCCGGCTAGGTGCCAAGCCGGCATGTCAGCCCCTTCGATATATCCTTCGGTGCCCGCCAACAGGCGTTTGCCGAGCTGGTAGAAGCGCTCTGCAGCACTTCGTCTCTCAGCCGAGGCCATCTGATTGCGATCAGGTTCGTTCGACTCGATGGAGAGAAACTCATCCATGTCGGCCTTTGACGGCGTTCGGAACGAGTGCGACATGTTACTGATCAACGCCCCGCTGAACATCGCGCGGAACGGTATCATCGTCGCGTCGTCAGCCATCATCTCGGTCACTTCCTCAACCGTTTCCGTCTCCATGTCCATCTCGATCTCAGATTCATCGAGGATCTTCGTGCCGAGTACAGCATCGACGACGCAGACCTGATCGGGGACGGGAACGCCATCACGCCAGTCGCCGTAGGCGTTCGGCGGATAGCCGGTCACTTTCTGGGCAAGCTCACGCCAAAGGTTCGTTTTCGGCGCGAACATCTCGGTCGATAGAGACTTAACGCGGAGCTTGGCAAGTTCGGCCTCAAGCTCGAAATAGCGATCATTCGAAAGCGGATCGAGCGTGTGGGTCAGGCGAATGTGCTGGAGAACACGTTTCCCGGCACGGCTGATGGTCTTCGTCACCGTGACGGGAATCGTCTGCTGAATACTCGGGTTGTAAAGGATCGCCTCAGGCGATGTTTCAGGTGCTTCTTTAGCTTTGGTGGTCACATAATGTTGGATTGCGGAGGCACGCTGGCCTGAATGCCGCTTTGTCCCAAGGCGGCGGTTTTTGTCAGGAACCGCCAAAACCCTCACGGCGAAGAGCTACGAGGCGTAGCTTGCCACGCCGTTGACCAGCTCGGCGGTAAGCCCGATCGAGCCCGAAACGGCCATGAGTCTTACCTGCCCCGACACGCCGATGAAGCCGCCCACGTCCGCGACCTCAGGCGTTGCCACGAGTCGGCAGACGTCATGCGAGATCACGAGTGAATGGTCGTTCGAGTCGATGCCGAATATCGGGATCAGCAGGCTGAATTCCGTTCCAGCCTTCATCCAACCGCGAAGCGGATCGCTGGTGTCGAGGCGTGCGGTAAAGTCGAGCGTGTAGCTTCTGACACCGAGCAGGAACTCGCTGCGGACCGCGCCACTCTGCGGGTCGCCGTCGACGAGATAGTTCGAGCATTGGCGATAGCCGTCCTCTCCCGCAGGATTGTTCAGCGTGAGCGTCCATGTCTCGAGATCGCACGAATAGGCTCCGCTTGTTCCGGCCACGCCGGCGGTTGTATTCGCCGAGCTTGCCGCGTCGGAGACACCCGTTGAGCCGCCGGCGATCGCGATATTCAACGTGCCGTCGTTAGCGGCTTTGTAACGATCGGTCAGAACAACGCTCGCCGATGATCCGCTGGTACGAAAACGGCTGTTGATAACGCGATTTGCACGCAGGGTATTTCGGATCTTTGCGGCAACGAGAGCGGCCGTATTGTCGGTGTCGAGCACCGCAACAGTCAACACGATCGGTGAACCTGTCAGATTCGCGGAAGTGACCGTGACCGTGAGATTACCACTCGATGACGCACCGCTGCCGACCGTCGCCGTCTCGACCTGAGAGGTACCGCCAGTGTTCAGCCGGAGCGATCCGAGCTGTTGGGCGTACGCCCATTCGCGATCGTCGACGATGGCCGGGACTGCATAGTTCGAGGGATTCTCCTCGTAGTAGCCTGAGCCGCGATACTGTGCCGCCATTTTGAGACGTCCGGTCTTGCCGCCCGACAGCGAGAAGGTTTCGCAAACCATATCGCGGAACAGGACCGTCTTGAGGCCGCCGTACTTTTTGAGGATCGTTCGCGACGGCAGCTGGCGCGATGTGTTGACGTCCTGCGGCGTGAATGTGTGAAGATACGGCCCAGCATCGAGCTGTGAGACGGCGTAACCGCCGAGCGCGTCCTTGAACAGGAAGCCAGCATCCTGAAAACAGAAGTCAGGCGTCAGACTGAGGCTCGAATCGTTCGTAATGGCCCACAGGTCATTCGCGAGGTCCGTGCCCTGGTCGTAGCCGGCATCGTCCTCAAACTGCGTTGAAAGCTCACCGACCTCCTGAGTGTCCGAGATGATCCGCCGCCAGTCGGCGTCATACGCACGCGCGGTGCCGTATGCGGACTGGTTGAGCCGGGAAATGGCGGTTGCAATTTGGCTGCGATGTTGTTTTGCCACGGTTAGTTAGCCTCCTCTTCGGTCTGTTCGGCGGTGTGGGCCAGTATCTTATCGGCGATCTCGTCTTTATTGTTGTCGGCGGTCACATTAGGAATGCCCTCGGCCATTGCGAGAAGATCCTCTTTCCTCATCGCCATCAGTTTTGACTTGGTCAGCCTCTCGTCCGGCTCCTCGATCTCCTCGGCGACCTCAAAGAATCCCGTCGGCAAAAGCGATTCCTCGGCAAAACGGCGGTCAACCTCAAACGGCTCGCCGGTGTTTTTCCGGTAATATTCGCCGTTCGCGTACTCCAAAACGCCTTCTACAAATTGAATTCTCATAGTTAGTTCACCCTGTTTATGACTCCGTCGAGGTACGTGACCCCTCGCCGGATAGTGCCGAGATTAGCCTCGCCTGTTTCAAAATTGTCCCCGTCGTCCGTCGGGAATGAGCAGTCGCAGACGTTCCCGCCGAGGCTCGTTCCTTCCAGTGCTTCAAAGATCACTCGCGACATGTCAAAACTCGTGTCAACGGCTGTATCGACCGCCTCCTGCGTATCGTCCGCCGGTGTCACCCAGCATTGGACGGTGAATTTGACGCCAAGCTCCTTGCGATGGTCCTCATCGGTCATCGCGTGTCGGCCGGTGAAAACTTCAACCCGAACGACCTTGTCAGCCTCATCGACAGAGGAGCGAAGATTGCGAAAGCTCAGAGCATCTTTCAACGGCGTATCGTCTGCCGCATCTTCAATGAGCGTCTCGATGGCCTCGTACAACGCGTTTCGCGAGATCATATCTTCGTCTGGCCGAACGTCTTCTGAACCGCCGCCTCGATCGCAGGCATTACGAAGGGACGGTCAAGGTTAAATTCGAGAAAGCCCGCATACGGTGCCCCGAACCTGACGCGATACCGGCCGCTCGCCATTCGCCTTACGGTGATATCGCGATAAAGGCGTCCGGTGTCCTCTGCCGGCGGCTGGCCTTTTGCCGATGCGCGGTGAAAGCGGCTGCCCGTGATCATTCGCGTCTTTCCGCTTGCCCTCAAGCCTGCCGCAATGCCCGCTTTCGTCCGGCGTCCCTTGATCACGCCTCGGCGATAGACACGGCCTGCTGGGATAGACTCATCCATCAACCGCCGTGCTTCGTCGACGATGCGATACGCGAGTTCCTGTTCCCACTTTTCGACATCCCGCTCGATGGCATTTACCAACTCCGGGATATTCGGGAGCGTGATGTTAACAGCAAGCATCGTTTCGTTAGAACCACTGCAGGCTGGCGACGGCCAACTGCTGCTCTTCGGTGGCGACCTCTTCGCCGAAAACGTCGATAGTTCCGTAAGAGCCGAGATTGAATCGGGCCTTGTTCAGATAGTCCGCCTTCATCTCCTCGAGTTCCTTTGGTGTCAAATATCTGTTGCTGATCGTTTTTCCGCTCATCGCGGGGCTTCCGGCGTCCTGGGCCTCTTTGACGAAGCCCTGGTCGCCCAATTTGCTGCCCACGTTCCCAACGAGAAACCACATCGTAAGGAATGAGTGGGCCTGAATGACGCTCTGCTGACGAACGTAATTGTCATCAGTCGCAAGCAGGGGCGAACCAGTGGCCTCGGAGTAGACCTCGGCAGTCAGCCCGCGCCGCAAGACCAGAGCAGCGTCGGCGATCGCGGCAGCGACTTGCGTATCGTACCGATTCGCCTGAATGCTGAACTTCTCTCGGATCTGAGCTGCTGTTAGCCACGCCATTCACTACGCTCCCGCAACAATTCCTGCCGCTTCAAGAACATCAAGGATATCGGCGATCGCGGCCCGCGCCTCGTCGTCTTGATCCGTTGCGGCTCCCGTCGGGTCTGCTATATGCGTCTGGGGCGCGACGGAAATGATGTTGCTGTCCGCGATCGCTTTCGCGGTCACGAATTTTCCATCGTCCGTTCCGGTATTCACCTCGGCACCGGACGCTTTAGTCGTGACGCCCGTGACGAAGGCCTGCCACTTGCTGCCGTCGCTATAAAACGGCGTGCCGCGGCCTGTCGAATTCGACGTGATCGCTATGGATCCCGCTGGTGCCGTGGTCGTGGTCACGTTTGCCGTGATCGCACTGGTAAGTAGATAAACGCGAACGCCGTTAGCGAGCGTTGAAAACGTGCCGTAGGCGTTCTGGAAAATGTGTTTGAGATCTGAGATTCGCATTTATCGTCTCCTACACTAAGCACTGAGAACGTGCGAGGTGTTAGTTCTTTTTGCCCTTCTTCGCATCCGGGGCAGCGTTCGCCTCAGATACCGTTTCAGCCGTGCCATCAGTCTCGTTATCGGCCAGCTCAGCAGGATCGATGACCGACTCTTTAGGTGCTGCAGCAGGCTCGCTTTTTCCCGCGGCAAAGCCGCCCTCGATCACGCCCTTCTCATAGAGGCGTTTAAGCTGGCCGTCGCTCGCGGCCGCCTGCAGAGCGTCCTCGTCGCCCGTCCTGTAAACCTTTCCGCCGAAGCGAACGGCCCCGATGATCTTTCGATTGTCTTTTGACATAACTTCTCGTTCTCCTTTGAAAGGTTGCGGGGCGAGCCGAAGCCCGCCCCGTCGGACCGCTAGAAGCCGACGTCCATGACGAACATCTTCTGCTCGTCCGGAACCGGCATCGCGTTGACCTGGACCTCGACCGAAAGCTCACGGCCGTTGTTGTGCTCTTCGTAGAACGCCGTCTGGCCGTTTACGTCGATCTTTGCCTGCGGCAGCTGGCGAGCGATATCCATCGCACGCACCACCGGAGCAAATGCCGAGTAGCCGACGACAGTCGCCGCAGGTACCGCAGCGATCTTCTCAGCAGCCCAGACCTTCGTCGACGTCGTTGCCGTTCCGCCGTCGGTGAACACCTCGACGGTGTCCTCCATCGGGTAGAAGCGGAAATCGCTGCCGAGATCGTCCTGTATCCGCTGTTCGAGCTGGACCAGGGTCATCTGTGCTCCGCCCGCGAGGTCCGGGGCATCTGCGAGCACTTCCTTGATAAAGTTCCGGCGGCTGACGATACCGCGGATCGCGCCGACGGCATTGATGGCGTCGTCCAGCCAATCGAGCAGTTCGTTATAGGCGTTGAGCCCGGCATCGTTCCACGCGGTTCCCGCGGTCTGGTATCGGCCCGAGTCGAACCCGAACGAGGCTTGATAGGTCTCGGCGGCATTCTGCGGGTTTCGCTGCGTCACCGTGCCGAGTGCCCATGCCTCGAATGCGTCGAGCTCAAGACGGCGATAGTTCGCCATCGAGATCGCCTCGACACGTCCGGGCACCGAACTCTGCATGATGTTCGCGATGATCGCGGCATTGCCGAGGGAACGCTCGTTGAGCTTTTGCAGCTCACGCTCGCCCCACATGTAATTGCCCTCGATCGGAACGATCGACACCTTGCGGGTCGTCGGTGTTTTGACCGGGATTAGACGGCCGCGTTGATTCCATTCACGGCGGTCCGATGCCGGCCGGTAGTCCAGCGTAGTGACGTCGTCGAGATCAATCGAATCGACGTTCTGACGCGGGAAGAACATGTCCCACTTGAGTTGCCCGTTATCGTTCGGGCTGACCGACTGCGCCCGTACCGTCAAGGCGGCGGGCGATAATTCATCGATCGTTTCTGTCCATGCGAATGTTGACATTATCGTTTCCTCCTTATGTACGGGTTATCCGGCAGTTCGAGCCTGCCAGGTCAAAGCCTGCGATCTCGTCGGCACTCAGTGCGCGGCCGAGATTGTCTTCCATGACGTCGCGGTTGCAGAGGCCGAAGCCGACCGTTACAAAGCAATCCGTCGCGGCGTCGAGTATGGCGTCGGTTCCGCCCGATGCGACCTTGATCGGCTCGATGGTGACGCCCCAAACGGGCACGCCCGAGCCGACGATGCTGCCGTCTTTTGCAAGCGGCACGCCCGGCTTGATGTAGCCGTCCGCGTCGACTTCTTCATCCGACAGGTCGGACAGGTCGACTTTCACGACGTCGGTTCCCTGTATCTCCCCGACGAAAACCGGCGAATGAGCCAGGCCGCCTGCCGTATTAGTGATCCCTAATGGCATAGTGATTTCTCCTTAAATTTTCTTAGAACTTAGGCAGCCTTACCGAAAGCCTGATCGATATCGCGAGGTGTTGAGGCCTCGGTCTTTTTCGTCACGCTTTCCCGGATGCGGTCAAACACGGAGCCAGTTCCGCCTGTAGGCGGTGGATCGTGCGATGCTCCCGGCGCGGGCGGCATAGATTGCTCAGCGGTGACTTTCAACGCGGGCAGGTAATCCGACAGATTCTGTGCGGCGAAATCGTTAAACGACAGCTCTGTGCCGTCGGGCTTGTCTTTGATGAAAGCTACTTTGCTCTCATTCCCGTACTTATCCTTTTGCTTGTCGAAACGAATGACCGCATCGGGATATCGGGCGAGCTGATCTTTCAAAACGCTCAGTTTGAGCTTGGAACCGTCGAGGCCGATATCGGCGAGCTCGCGTAAGGATTCCATACCGGCGAGTTCCTTGTTCTGTTTCTCAAGCTCCGGCAAACGCTCGAGCGATTTCTTGATCTCTTTGGGTTCGGCACCGAGTTCGTTGAAGGCGGCCCACCTTTTGGCATCGTCGGCACTGAGTACCAATGAGCCGTCGGCCGGCTGCTTTTCCTTCATCTCGCGTATCGTCTCGCGATAGCGATAATTCTCGTCGAACAGCTGTGAGGCCAGGGCCGTCGCGTCGTTGTTCTTCTTTTCGAGCATCCGCTGGAATGTCTCAGCGGGATTCGGTGCTGGTGTCGGATCGTCTGGCATAAACTCCTTGAGCTTAAAAACGAAAAACCCGCCGACAGCTCTCTATGCTGTTAGCGGGTGATTGTCGCGATATATTCGCGAGAGTGACCCAAAAAAGATCGATAAATTATTGGCGGCCGAAGCCGCTACGAGGAATTAGACACTATCACGGGAAATGTGTCAAATACTTTTTCTATTAGTTTGTAGATCACGCGATCGTCACCCCCACATCCTTTGCGAGTTCTTTCAGCCCGCGAATGACGGCGTCCCGCGACGTGCCGGCGTGAGCCCGGATCTGACCCAGGGCACGACGGATCTCACGCTCGGCCCGCTGCGTATCAACGTCCGCCTTTGGAATGCGTTTGATCGTGCGTACCGGTTTACTCATTCCGTGATATGTCCAAGGGCAACCGCGCACTTGACAGCGATCTGCTCGGTAAGCCGCCCGACTACGTAGCAAAATCGCTCCTCATCGTCGCTGCAATGTCCGTCCTTGAGTTCCGGGACCGGCTGGATCTGCGTCGCTTGTGCCCAGCGTATCGCCGCGTGAGTCGCTTCGTGAGCGATGATCTCAGGCGTCAACGCCTTCTCGTGAAAGATGCAGGCTCCAAGAAACTTCGTCGGCCTCGCCCGTTTGTCCGTGCGATACATTCCCAACGTAGCAGCGTCGGCCTTACGAAAATAAGCCGGTCCGCCTTTCTCGGTGACGGCGTATTCCCGCATCGATTTCTTCGTGGGGAATACGATTACGTCGAAGTAGAACCCGCGTGTCGATTCAGGATGGATGCGAAACTCGATGCTCATCGATACTCCAAAAAGCAGCGGCACCTGTTGCCGCATGTCAGTGATCCTATCGGTGGCATTTCGCTGATCGCGATCCATCGATACGAAAACGCTATGCACGCTTTACAGCCTTCGGATGACCGGCGCAGCCGGTATGCTTCGGTTGCCCCGAACAGGGCACGCACTTTCTGCTCTACAACCGAATATGTATTGACGGCGGCCATCAAGTACGATTTTGCCCGGGCTTTGATCTGTGCCAGCGTCATTTGCGAACCTCTGCAGCGAAGTTATCGAAGTATGCCCATTCGCTTGCGATGCGAGCCTGTACGTCAACATCCTTCACGGCTTGGGCAATAGAGCCGAGAGCAAGGGCGGCACTCAAGACATGTGCGGAGTCGATAACACGCTTCATCTCACGCTGCCACTCGTCAGCGGTGATTCTCTGAGCGTCTAAATCGTCGGCAAGCCTCACCATCCGTTGCCCTTGTCGTTTCTCAATTCGTGCTAGCAGCTTCCGAATCGTGGTGATCGCGACGGCCTGACCTTTCACGATGAATCGACCATTGTCCCAGGTGGAGGCGAGTAATTGCGTCAACGCTCCGCCAATAGAGGCGGCAGCGACACCAGCATCTCGTTCTAGGCTATTGCGTTCATCCTCGGTCATGCCGTCAGTTGCCGCTCTTCGGGGACGCCACCGGGCAGAGTGACGGGGTCAACGATAATGGCATCTTCCTCATCGATGCGGGCAAGGATCTCGTCGATCTGGGCGTCGTTGTAGCCCGCAATGCTCAGCTGCTCACGCTGGTCAACGATCTCAGCCAGGGCGACTGCGCGGTCGGCCTTTTTCTTCATCACGTCCTCGAGCTCGGCTTCGGTCGATCGAACCAAGACGCTCTGCTCGATGCTCATCTCGAGCTCGCCACGCTCGTAAGATCGCAGACCGAACGGCTTGAATGTCTGCTGCTGTTTGGTCAGCTGAGACCATCCGCCACCATTAGCGCGAAAACCCGCAACGGCGATCTGCATTTGCCGCAGCTTTGTGAGCTGGTGATTGTAGCCGGCCTGCACGCCGTCGAGGCGGTTCTGTGCCGGTCCGAGCATTCTCTCCAACGCGGCCCCGGAAAGCTGTGAGTTTTTCTGAATGATCATCCCGGCCTGCAGCTCGGGATAATCGTTCGTAAATGATTCGATCTGCCTCGCAAGCTCCGGGGATGCCTCGGCAAGCTTCAGGATGCCCGACAGGTCATGCACCGACACCGCGCCTTTGCTCGTATCCGCCTTGAGAACGACCCAGTTCAGCCGCGGATCCTGCGGGGTGATCGCACCGGTGACAGGATCTTTGTACGCTCCAACGATCGGCGTGATTTCACCCGACGCCCCGACGATCTTCGGACTCTCGATATCACGGTGAATGAAATCGTCGATGTGGCTCGCCAGCGAATTGACGTTATCAACCTTGTCGAGGTTCTGACACGCCGGCAGGCCGTAATCGGAACCGTCGTCGGTGTGTCGGAACCAAACGGCAAAGCAGAATCCATAAGGATTTGGCTCGACCTCGGCGAGTTTGCCCGGCGGCACAAATGGCCTGTCATTCCGGAAGTAAGCGAATTCCGATTGTGTGACGACCTTCCGATAGCGGTACGTCGATCGTGATTCGCGGTCATAGACCTCGTATTCCAGCACGTAGGACCGCACGTCGCCCGTGGCGTTGAGTTCGATGTCGATGACGTAACCCGGCCAAACAGCCTTATGCAGCACCTTGCCGCGTTCGAGGTCGTCGATGCCCTCGACGAGGACGTTGCCCGTTGCCGCGGCATACCGTTTGATCTTGTTCGCCTCAGACCTGAACCCGCTCCATTGATCGAGTTGAGCGACAGCGGCCACGACCTTTTCATCGGTGCTGTCGGTCAACGGCGTTACCAGCGATTCGAATTCCTCGTTCCTCGCCGGGTGCCAGATATTGTCGACGTAGAAATCGACGATATTCGGTACCGGATTGTAGATGAGCCGCGTGTGTTTGTAGAGTTCTCGGGCCGCAAGGTAGGTTGACCAATCAACGCCCGCACGGCGCGAGAACATCTTCGAACGATAGTACGCCCAGCCCTGTGAATACAGGTCCAGCCGCTCATCATGCGTGAGGTCTCGTATCTGACTTTCGGGGTCCTTGAACGCCCGCCATCCTGCACTAAATGCTGCCATTGTTCGTGACCATAGATTCATAGACTCATGCCTGCAAAGGCTGAACGTTCGCGGTCCGTTACGCTGAGAGTCGGCCTGTAAAGTCCGGCCAAAGCGATCGCCAGGGCATCGCCGCGGTCGGGTGAACGGCCAAGACGTTTCTTGACCTCTTCTTTCGCCTCGAGCTTTATCTGGCCCTTCGAGGTGTACTTGAATTTGATGTTCGTCAGATCGGCTGCCAGCTTATTGTCAGGCGGCAGCGACAACTCGTCATTCCTCAACATTTCACGCACGAGCCACCACGCCTCGGCCCTGCGATTCAGAAACCGATCCGACTCGAAAGCCCTTTCCCCGGCGATGAACGGCAGCACGTCGACACGTTGCTCGATGAGCCTGTCCGTGACGCCGCCTCCGAGGCCTGAATCGTCAACGGCTTTACGTTCGGCACTGCTGGCTTTGATCTTGCCGGCGGTTTCCATGAGGTTCTGGCCCTGAATGACACGAGGCTCGGCAACGATGCCGCCATCGAATATCTCGATCTCAACTGTCTCGTCAGACCCGAATCGCGCCACGTCGACGCCGAGGGCTTTCAGTCTCTGGCCGTTCGGAGCAATCCACCGTTTTTGTGCCCGTTCGACGTCGGCCAGGCTGATGAGCATGTCCTCACCTTGCTCAGGAAACCGGCCGAGCACGCGGGCACGGTAGAGAGCCGTATCCTTGCCGCCGTATTCCTGCAGGCGTTCCTCGATCCATCCGCGGGTTACAGCACCGGGCACCAGTTCGCGGTCCTCGATGACGTTGGGATGGTCCTCGGCTGACAGGTGAATGACATTCCACAGCGGCGAATCGCAGACACGCTTGAATTCACTCGTTGGGTCTGTCGGATTGCCGATCGCGAGAAAGCGGTCATTCTGCCCGACGGCGACGCCCTCGGCGGCGTCCCATATATCAGCCGCGACGCCCGTTGCCTCGTCAAAGACGATCAGGACGTACGGCGCATGGATTCCTTGAAACCGTGTCGGATCATTCGTCGACAGACCGATCGCGAACCAAGCCTCAGAAAGCTTGATCGCGGTCAGTGACGCTTGGCAGTAAGTTGCGAATATCGACTTTGTGAGGATATGACGGACCTCACGCCAGAGCAGGTTCTCGACCTGAAACCACGTCGGAGCCGTCGTCAATATCTTCGCCCCGGGGAAGCAGAACAGGAACCAGAGCACGATGCAGGCCGCGAGGAACGTCTTGCCGATGCCGTGGCCCGACGGAGCTGCGGTTCGACGGTTGTCCCGCATACTCCTGCAGATCTGTTTCTGTTGCGGCGTCAGGTACGACACCATCAGCAGACGCATGATGAACCAGACAGGATCCCGCCGGCCTCGTTCCTGGATAACTTTGAAATCGTCTGCCTTGATCATTCGTCGGTGAGATTCTTGTCTTTTACGGCGTCGGCGGTAAGCTCGGACCAGTTAAAGCCGATCGTGCCGCTGAGTTCGACCTTTTGAGCTGCACGCACGCCGGTGATGTCGTTCAATTCCCGTATGATCCGCAGGATCAATCGGCCTGTTTCGATTCGGTCACGAGACTGGGTACCAATACCCTTTTCGAACGTCTCGAGAAGAAACTCCAACCGGTTGATCTGCTTTTCCTTCCACTCGTCGACCTCGCCTTTGAAGTCGGCAGCATTCCTGAGCAATACAGCGTTCAGGTCCTTGCGTGCCGTCTCGTGCGAAATGCGGAACTTCTTGCCGATCGCGCGGTACCCGATGAGCGGATTGTCACGCCAAAAACGAAAAACCGCCTGCTGGCGTTCCTCGATCTCAACGTCCTGCGCCTGTTTCCGGGCGGCCCGTTGCGGCTTCATCCGTTTTGTCTCAGCTTCCGCCATTCGTTATCTGACAATCCGCGATCTTCTTCGCCGCGGCCTTGATGTTCTTGAATCGCCTCTCAACCACCGATTCTTCCTCGTCCGGGGCTTTCAAATAGCTCAAATGGCTGACTTCTTCGACGATTATCGCGGCCTGCTGTTGTATCAGAGTCGCTTTCTTCTTTATCACCTCGGCCTCCTCGATCTTAGTCTTCCAGACCGGGAGCTTGACGTGAATGGCCTCGAGTTGTGCGGCGAGCCCCTCGGACACCCGCGTCATCGTCGCGAGCGTAGTCGCCTGTTTCTCGTCTACCGAGGCCCCGTACAGCCGGCGGCTCACCAAGAACGTAATGACCGCCCCGATCGCGGTAGAAATGGCGGTCGTCAGCCACGTTGGAAGATTGTCCATCTCTCGTCATCACGCCAAAGCGGTACGTTGTAATTTCGTCGCCTCGTAGGCTTCCAACACTTCTGCGATCTGGGCCTCCTGATAGGTCATTTCGGCGATTATCATTCCCGTTCCCTCGGTCACATGGATGCGACGGTCCGGCGGCATCGACCTGAGCCTTTTCCAGGCCGTGTAAACCTTCCACGTTCCCCACATGGCCAGGTGCGTGATGGCCGCCCAAGTAACATAACCCGCTCTAGGAAAGAACATCGCGTCGATAACCGCCGACAGGACAAGCGACACGCCGAACATACTGAAGCCCACGCTCGCGGCGTTGACTTTCTGCGACAGCCACGGGTCGCCGATCATCCGCGCTATCGACCATCCAAATATCGAGGTCAGGATTATCAGCCCCGACACCGGGAACCTCTGCCAGACGACGTAGCCCAACGCCCATATCAGCACTACGGAAACAACCGCGATGCCTGCCAAAATCAGGCAGTTGCGAACCGTAAGAGCATTGCGGACGTCGCGGATCGTGGCTTTCATAGCTCCAATGCGGCGGCAATAGCCGGAAATAACATCCCCAACAGGAACGCCGCGACTAGCAGGGCGAATATCAGCAGCCCGACGATAAGAGCTATCGCCTTAACGAGATCGCGTGTTCGGAAGCTCATGTTGTCCATTTACAGCCCCTGTCCCACCTTCAGGCCAGCCACAAAGACGAGGAATTTCACAACGCCGTCGAAGATCTTCCGCACCGTGCTTTTAGCCTTCGGAATCTTCGTCTTTCGCAGGAAGTCGTTGTCGGCCTTGAGGTCGGCGATAAACTGGTCCTTGATCGCCATGCCCTCTTTGAGCAGGTCACGGAGCATACGATGGGCCGCGATCAGTTCGTCTTTCGCCTGCCCGGCAGCGATAGCGTGCTCGTAGGCGTCGGCGAGTTTTAGGATTCTGCGATTCGCGATATCGAGCTTTGCGAGGCACTCGCTAACGCTGTCGCATCCGCCAGTCTCGACAACTGCTGTCGCTGGGGAAGTTCCGACAGAAGGCGTCATCGGCGTCGGCTGCGTTTCCTGAGAAAGTGCCGGAATCGCGATTAACAGAATTAGCAAGAGCGGCATTAGCCTGATCAGCTTTGTTTTCGGCATTGTTTACAACCTTTTCCTGATTTGCGATGAGGTTCGACTGCACGGCGTTCTTCCCCTCGCTGATTCCCACGTTCTTGATGAGCGGCTCCTCACCGCGCCCGCTGCTGTCGCAGTAAGCCCAAAGGATCACGCCGAGCAGAATGAGCACGATGGCGAGTATGGCGACGATCTGCCGTGGCGTTCGGCGTTCGATCCA